ACTACTATGCTGAAGTGTGGATGCAGGAAAATCAGGAAGTGTTGATCACAGCAGACGGTGAGCGTACTAATTGGCACTTCCAAGCTGGTGGTAATTTAGTATTCCCAGATGGCAGTATTCAAACTACCGCCTACGCCGGTAGTGGTGCTGGTAATGGAACAGGTTGGGGTTTACAGTACGGCAACAACACTACAGACAATCCAGAAACAAATAGTGGACAAACATTCAACAGCGTTACAGTAGATACTGACGGCAGCACTTACTATTTTGGCGGAAGCGTGTATGAAGTCACTGAAAACTTTGTACCATTAATTGTTAAAATTAGTTCTACTGGAACTGTTCTATGGTCCACTACACTTACTGACTTTCCAGGAACAGCAGTAGGCGGACAGATTGTAAACACTGGAAGCCCATATCTAAATGTTTTTGTAGAAGATGAAACAGATCCAATGACTACTAATTTAGTAGCGTTATCGATGGATTTATTTGACGGGACATTATTTGGCACTGAACTATGGGCACCATTAAACAATGACGGCATTGGTATCGACGTACAAAAAACATGGAAGTTTGATTACGATGGGGCAACTCTAGGAGTTGGTTTCTCAGGCTTTACTACTGGTGAAAACAGAGTTATTACACTAACAGGAATTATTAATCCAGGTTTTGGTTCATTCACTATTCCAAAAGCAAACGTTCCTGGACTAGATACAGACAACTACTCTTTTTGTTATATTGACAGCACTATCAGCATCTATAGCATAACTGAACAAGGTGCTAACTGGTATATCGATACCGATGATATGACCGACTATACTACTGGCACACATACTATTCAGATTCCAGAACAATCAAATGCGTTTGTTGGTTCGTTCTCATTAGGCGGTGGTGGTGTAGTTACAGTTGGTAAACCTGGACACAGCTACGAAAGATATCGCAGTACAGCATTTGATCCTATTAATGGTTCAGTATACGCTGTTGGTGACAGTAACGGTGACAGCATATTATCACGCTTTAATGCTGGTGACATGAGTGTAGTATGGCACAAAAATATCAACGATAATTTACAACAACTATATCTAACAGATGTAGTGGTTGATTCAAATGGCAATGCTTATGCCGTAGGCGATGATGATGGCGGTGGTGGCTATGTTACTAAAGTTCTACCAGATGGTACTATCGCATGGCGTCAACATATTAACGACAATGGCGCACCGTTTGGCTTAGGTAGCTTAAACATTGCCATCAATGCCAACGACGAAATCGTAGTAGCCGCAGGTTACTATAGCAGTGAAGTCTCTCAACTTGGTGACATTTGGATTGCTAAGTTTGACACAGAAGGCGCAGTTATTTGGCAACGTAGTATTGGTACCAACAAACAGGAGTATAAAGGTTCAGCTTATAGCTTTAATGATTGTCAAGGATTTATCACAGCAGATGATACTAGTTTCTATCTAGCACTAACCACCTTATACGGTCCTGGCCCTGCTAATGCTAGTGCTATTAAACTACCTTTAGACGGTAGTGACGTTGGTGTATGGGGCAGTGGCGATAACATGTGGACCTATAGAGAAGAAACTTGGCCAATCGATACAATTACTATTACCACAGGTTCTATAGCTATTACAGATTTAGTTGTAGAAGATTTTCCGTTTGAAACTAGTAATCCAGTTATCAACACTGATTCAACTATCTTCCCGGTACAAACTACACAGTTTGGTGCTGTAGCAGTTGATCGTATTATAGCAGGTGATCAAACATTAAGATTAAATCTCGATGGATCTGTAGTATTCCCGGACGACACTATACAATATACAGCCTATCCAGGTTCTGCTCCAGTATCTCCACATCGTACCGACTACAATTCCGACGGTTTCAGTTGGTCTACTTCCGCTTCCATTTATTTTGAAACAGGTCCATATACTGTAATCGTTGTAACTAGTTCAGTGGAAACAGGTGTCGGTGGTAGCATATCAGGTCCAGAGTCAAAAGTTACCGAAGTTAGCGGTTTGGATCTAACTTGGTACAAGCGTTCAGCATACAGCGATCCTACGTCTAACGTTCATCAAAGATCAGAAGTATGGTACGCTGTCAATAACAGCAGTGAAGCAGTCGGTGGCTACGTTGGTGTGTATTTTGACAATTGGTTTGACAACGCATCAATAACTATTACCGGTTGGACAAACTGTAATCTAGACAATCCATGGACTGTAAGCGGTCCAACATTTAGCAATAGTCTAAACAGTCAAAATCAAATAACAGGACAGTTGAGTATTCATGAAAGTTTTACTACCGGTATTGCTTTATTTGCTGTTCCAAACAGTGGATCGGGATATGCTATAGACTGGAATAATATTACAAGAGATCGCAATAGTGGCGGATTTTTTAATCAATATGCTTACTTGTCATCTAAAGAATTCTCAACACCACAATACAACTTACGTGTAACTTCTAACGGTGGACCGGACCTTGAGCAAATTAATGCCGCAGGTGTAACGGCTATCTTTGATGCACTAGTTGGTGCAGGCGGTGGTTTGAATAAGATTCAAAAGGGTTCGTCAACCGTAACAATTGAAAATGACGGACGTTTAATTTTAGCTGATGGCAAGTCATACCTAGGGCGTGTTAATGACGATGATGTTGTGCTATGGACAGATGAAACAGCAGAATATGTGGGCTTATGGTACGGCGGTGATAGAGACGTTAACAGCAATGACTACGGTCCAGAGGCAAGTTTCAGTATTGGTCAAGAGCCAAACGATGACATGTATTTTGGTCCAGGCTCCGGCGGCACAATTAATAGAGAATGGGATCACGGCTATCAAGCGAACATAGACCTACAGCGTTTCAACTGGCACTTTGATGGTGCTACAGGCGACTTGACATTGCCACAAGAACAAATTGGTGGTAGTATCAACATCAAAGGAAATGGCTACTCTAATACTTGGTTCAACAGCGCCGTAACAGGCCGTAATAATCGCACGTTTGCCGTTGGTGGTGAACAAAGCACTAACCAGTATTTTATAGCGGCTTATGATAATGTCACAGGCATGGTGTGGAGAAAGAACTTTGACAATCTAGACTTAAATGATGGTGCGGGTTCTAATCTTCCTACAGCAATTAATATTCAGTACAGCTCGGATGTAGAACAAGTGTTTATCGGTTACAATGAAGGAAATAGTACCGGTGTATTCAGTGTAGACGAATACAACGGCAACTTCCAAGATCATTGGGCAGTAGCTAGTCCGTCAGACAATTCTGGAACTGTGTCACAGAATGCCTTTACACTTGATGCAAGCAACAATCCAATTATTGTTGGACACACATCAGGCGGCCAAATAGAGCACCTCAATGTACCTGGTACACGCGGTGTAGACCTTGGCAGTAACTCATATGTCGAAGTTAGCCGTAGCCTAATAGGCAACTTGCTCGATACTGTATACTGGAACACTGGACAATTTGGAATACAAAATAGTTCCGGTTCATGGATTGAACCAAACTCCGTAGACAAGTATTGGAATGTACCAGCATACCCATTGTCAGGCACTGGCGGTGTTAAAACCGCTCTTAAAGGAACTGATTATACATTGTATGGGGCATCGGGCGGTCCTGGTTATATAGAAATTTATGCTTCTTATTGGCCGGGTGAACCAACTAAGCTAAACGCATTCTTGGCACAAGTTGGGGCAACATTTACAGCACTTACTGGATCTATAAACGGAGTCCCAGAAGGGGTTACACCAACTGTTTCAACATTTAGTGGTTCAGGTTCTTGGTATGAAGTTGATGCTAACATTTGGCATATGGACGGTAACTGGACAGTAGTAAGCGGTGATCCCACAACATGGGCTATATCAGCTGACATACTTTCATTGTCATATGGTTCATGGTTAACAGTTAACGTATCGACTCGTACACAACTAAACGGCGGCATCTATTACGATTCTGTTGATATGAATACCCAGGGTACTGAGTATCAAAACGGGGATCAGGTTAGAATTAAAGGTAGTCAGTTAGGTGGTGCCGATAGTACAAGAGTTGAGCTTGTTTACCTACTTAACTTTGTTGATAACAAGTTTTACTTTGATAAAGGCACATACCCTGATAGTTTTACACAAGCAGATGACTTTGTTCGATTTGCAGACACTAATGCTCGTGGAATTGTAACGTCTGTGGTAGAGTTAACTGACAAGTGGGAAGTAACTATCAATACCACCCATGGTGTTTCTTCAAACACAGGCCCAGGCGCTCCTATAATATTCAGCGATGGTAACGACGTATACGCTGTTGTAAATCCTCAAGGCAATTCTGTAGCTAGTTGGTTAGGTGTTCCGGCCGCTAGCACATATAGATTTGTGTTGTCTGGTGATATACAAGGGAACATTGTTACTCGCCTTGCAGGTACAAACTATGCACAGGGCGACTACAGAATATTCAGCGATGGAACAACATCATACTTGGCTTTAACTAGTGACTCAGTAGATCCATTGGATCTTAAGCATACACTTCTGTCAGGTGTTGACTCAACAACAGTTAACACAAATGCGCTTGGCAATCAATCTGCTCTTATTGCTGGCGCATATAATGCTATTACAGGTACTTCGTACTATGGTTGGCCATTAGACACAAACATTGGCGGTGCCGGCATTGATGATGATGTTAATGCGCTTACTGTAATTGACAGTACATATAATATCCGCAGATCAGAAAGCAGCCAAGCACTTGTTTGGACCACTAACTGGTCTAAAACGTTCGGTGGCGGCGGCGCCAATAGCGAGTACTTCAACGATGTTGCTTACGATTCAGTAACTAATACGATTTATGCGGTTGGTGATTTCCGCGATACTGTAACTAACGTTAGTGCTCTAGTAATGGCATTAGATAACAGCACCGGTGATGTCAAGTGGCAGAAGTTTGTCGGTACCACTACTGATGGTGGCTACGGCTACGGCGCCAGCATCAAAGCTGACGGTAAAGGTGGTGTAATTATTATCGGTGAAAACGATGCCGGATATGCGATGGTTACTAAACTAAAAGCCGGCAACGGTGATCTAGCTTGGCAACGCATCGACAGCAGTCACAGCAGTTGGAACCAATCACCAGAAGGTGTTATTGATTACAACGGCGATGTTTATGTAGGCGGTACACATTATAATGGCAACTTTGACCAAGATGTATTTGTTCTTACAAAACTAAGCGGCATTGACGGAAACGAAATGTGGGTTAGAACTGTTCGTGAAATTAACGGCGACGGTATGGACAGCATGTGGGATACATTCTGTCAGTCTATGACATTTACTAACGGACTTATAAACTGGGGCGGAAATGTTTATAACTACATCAACGGCGAATGGGAAGGCATTGCTATTAGCTTACCAATGGACGGCAGTCGCACAGGCACATATGGCGACCGTTTTGAATATCTTACATTTGGATATAGCAGCTATCAAGAAAGTAGCAATACTTCTATAGTAGTTGATCCAACAACACTATTTACAGCAACTAACGGGTTAGATCTTACCAATAGCGGCCCTAACATCGACTTTAGTACTAATGATGACAGCTATTACGAAAGATACGACCTTACTACAGGGTTACCAGGCATTGTGTTTGGTGATGGTAGTGAAATAGCACATCCAGGTATCGGTCGCTCATACGTTGACCATGGCAATAATACCTATTGGTTACAATCAGATATGAACGGCTCATTCATGTTATTTGACTCTAACCCTGGCAACTACAATTCGTATATCTATATTCCACCTAGCTACAGCTCGTCAATTCCAATTGGTTTTACTGTAACTGTAGTAATTGGAGACTTTAATTCAGCTACTATTTACGTCAACAATAACGGCAATGGTGATGTTAGAATCTTAGCGGCTGGCAGTAGCAATTTTAGTAATGGTGCTTGGACATTTGGTGGAGATAGCAAAGCAGGTATTTACACTATCATGAAGGTAGATACAGATACATGGATGCTTGCCGGTCCTAACATACAGGTAGACTAATATGAGTATTATCCAAGGATTAATAGCAAGTATCAGTAACGTCGGAACAACGGCGTTATCGGGCACACGAATACTAGAGCTAGACGCTACTACTTACAGTGGTAGCGGTCTTTGGCTTGACTTGTCAAGCAATGGCGGTGATATGACCTTTGGTAATAGTGCCAGCTATAATAGTGGCGACCAATGTTTTGACTTTGTTAGTACAGGGTTTGCTGTGACTAGTAGTACTGCGTATCAAAACTTAACTACACTAACTGTGGCTATGTGGGTCAATCCTATTTCTACAACCTGGACTGGTGATCACACGCTCCTGGGTGGCAGCACTTGGGCGTTGAGAATGGACGCCACTAGTACATTGAATCTCGTAAAGTATGGTCAAACGGATCAAACTGTTACAGTACCAACATTTAGCGCAGGTACATGGTACCACATTGTTGCCGCTATGGACTCTACTGAAACTCGTTATTATGTTAACGGAGTTAAAGTTGGTACTTACACTAACAGCCAATTAGTAAATCCTCCTTCTTCACAAATAAGTATTGGCTCTACTAACAATCTAAATGCTAAAGTTCGCAAGGCACAGTTATATAATTTTGCGTTAAGTGATACGGCAGTAGCTGGTTTATACAACTCAGAATGTCAGGATTTTGGACTAGGTTTAGTTACTAAGCCGGCATCCGTAGTGCCTACTAGTACCTATGCTTACTTTGATCCATTATCATACTCTAGCGGTAATTTGCCTGACTTGAGCGCACACAATCGCGATATGGTATTGAGTAATAGTGGCGGAAGTATATCATACTCGACTAGAAACAGAGGCACATTAATATCTAATGGCTCTAATAGTGCAGACGGTTTCAAAATGACTGGCAACCTAAGTGCCACTAACTGTACAGTTATGGTAGCTAGTAGATATAACATAGGCGCTACACAAAATCATCGTATAGTTGCGGCTGACAATAACTGGTTGTTAGGACACTGGTACGGACATCCTGATAGCTTTTATGCTGAAAACTGGGTAACTAGCAGTAGTAGTCCTACACATCAAACTTGGAAAATTTATACAGGATATTGTAACGTTCAAAGCAACGTGTTTAAATTTTATTCGAACGGACAATTTGTTTCACAAAGTAATTCGCCAGGACAAGGGCCAAACAATTTAGAGTTGTTTAACAACGGCCAGTTTCCGCAAGAATACAGCGCAGGTACTGTAGGCGTTGTTATAGTGTGGGATAGATTATTAAACGATGCTGAGATAGCAGAAGCCTACGAATACTTTAGATGTAGATACGGAATATAACAGGAGCAAACATGCCAACATCAAAATACCACTGGCTAAGAGATAAACCCGACGCAAGAGATCACGCTTTTGTGCCAAGATTATCAACGCTACCTACAAGTGTAGACTTACGTGCTAACTGTAGTGCTATTGAAGATCAAGGTAATTTAGGTTCTTGCACTGGCAATGCTATTGCTGGTATTGTTGAATATCTATGCCGCAGAGCTAAAAAGAATACAGATGTTAGTCGCTTGTTTATCTATTATCAAGAGCGTGTATATGAAGGTACAGTTAACTATGATAACGGTGCTTATATTCGTGATGGCATTAAAGCGGTAAACAAAATAGGTGTACCTACAGAATCATTGTGGCCTTACAATATCAATAGATTTGCTTATCGTCCTAGTCAAGCCGCATACGTTAATGCAGCCACCCGTAAAGCAGTTGGTTATCAAAAGTGTAGTAACTTTAGCGCAGTTAAAGCCGCACTAGCACAAGGCTATCCAGTTGTTATTGGATTTGACGTTTACGAAAGTTTTGAATCAGATGCAGTTGCGGCTACAGGACAAATGCCATATCCTAATGTTAATACAGAACAACTTTTAGGTGGACATGCTGTAGCTCTAGTTGGCTACAACGATGCTACTGGTAAATTTATTGCTCGTAACAGTTGGGGGACTAGTTGGGGTGATAGGGGCTACTTTTACATGCCGTATCAAGTGATCCAAGATACAAATATGAGTGATGACTTTTGGATCATCACCAGCATCACTAATCCTTAAAGATTCCTTGCGCTGTTAACTTTTGACAAGTATCGCACTTTTTACAACGTTCGATACTTGTTTCAGTATACTTAGGAACACGACAACTCCAAAACTTATCTTTCAGTGAAATTGGTAAGCTGTCATAAATTTCGCGCTTAGTCATGTTTAGTACCGGGTATATTTTCTTTACAGGTGTAAATGCAGCTAGTATAGCGTCAGCACGTTTTCGTCTTTCTTCTAATGTATGATTTCCGTCAGTAGCTTGCATTCCCACTGCTACTTTTACAATATCGGGGTTTACACTACAAACAAAACCAGCAAAGTAGTTTACAGTATCGGAATCATACATATAATACCCATTATACATCATTGTGCGAATTTCGCTTTGGCTAAACTCAAACTTAAATCCTAAGTTTTTAAGTTCATCGAGCGCATACTTAACGGCCACTGCTTCTGCCTTATCACGTTGTTCTACATTACGGTTATGTATATGATGAATATGTAGTTTGTAATCCTTGTATTCGGGTTCTGTTAATAGTTTATAAATCATACCCAGGCTATCTAAACCGCCTGAATACATTGCTAAGATTGTTTGTTGTTCCATATGTAAAATGTATAAACCTCGTTAATTGGATGTTCCACAGGGTGCGGAGTTAATTCGTGTGCTTTAGGAAAATAGACAGCATATTTTGTAGGCCAGTTAGGATTTAAAAAAGTACGAGCTATAAATGTATTACAATTAGGTAGCACAACTTCCAATAACTGTTTACAGTAATCTTCACCGAATGCTAACGCACCGTCTACAATAACTGTATCAAAATGCTCATTTAAACTAAACCAATCCTTATGTTTAATTTTAGGATCTGCGTACTTAGGTTCTAAATCCCATGCTTCTGTTGCTAAGGGAAGTAACAGTTTTGTGCTTCCTAATAGTAAAACTCTTCCTTTACAATACTGTTCAAATACACAATAATCGTCCTCGTTAGGCGCTGCTGGCCATTTTAATGTAGTCCAAAATGTATTATCTGCGTGTATTTTGTTGTCAAGCATTTGAATGTTATTTAACGCTAAATATACTAAAGAGGTTAAGATATGACTATTCAAACTATCAATTTAGGTAATTATGCTAATGACGGAACTGGTGACGATTTAAGAACCGCGTTCCAAAAAGTTAATGCCAATTTTGCACTTTTAGAAACCGATGTAACAGGTGGTGTTAATTTAGGAGCAGGGACTGGAATCTTTGCTGACAAAAATTCTACAAATTTAGAATTTAAATCATTAACAAGCACAGGTAATAGTGTTACTATCACACATACTTCTACCACTGTTAATTTAGAAGCAACTCCTAGTTTAGTCAATGATCCAAACCCACAATTAGGTAGTGATCTAAATTTAGAATCTCACAGAATTTATAACGGTGATGCCGAAACAACAGTATACGGATATGATGTTCCAGCATTAGCAGGCATTATACAATTGTTAACTGAAACTAATCAAATTAACTTAGACTTTAACGGCGGATTGGGTGACCTTGATGGATTTAGTGAAACTCCAACAACTGCAACAATAGACTTCAACGGTACAGGAAATATTAACTTTTTAGATTCAGCCGACAATAAAACAAACTTAGATCTTGGCAGATTTTAATAGAGAGAAGCAATGACATTAAATGTTTGGACGCAACGATCAGGTTATTCGTTAGGATCATATCCAGAACGAGAAATGTTTAACGTTGTGCTGCCTGTCACAAGTGATGCAGGCGTTAAGTATTCTGTAATATCAGGAAAACTACCTGACGGTTTAAGAATACAAGGAAACCACATTGTAGGAACTCCTTACGAAGTTCCTAGAACTACAAATTTTACATTTTGTATTAGAGCATCATTAAACGGAAGCATTTCTGATAGAACATTAACACTTGAAATAACTAGTGCAAACGGACCAGAGTTTGTTACTCCAGCAGGCGAATTGCCTATCGGTCCTAGTCAACAGTTATTCACACTTGATAGTTCATATATAGATTTTCAAATAGAAGTTACAGATTTAAATCTTAGTAGCACACAACATTTAAGTTTCTTTATTTCAAGAGACGACGGTGAGTTGCCGCCAGGGCTAGTATTAACAAAAGATGGAAGAATTGTTGGCTTTGTACAACCTGCATTAAGTATTAAACCAGAAGATGGGTCCGGCACATATGACGAAAGCATCTACGATGCAGTTGCTTACGATTTTGCGTTTAGACCATCTAACGGATATGATAGTTACATTTATGATAATGTATTCTATGACTATAACACCCCAACAACTCCACCAAAAAAATTAAATCGTAATTACGAATTTTATGTAAGTGTTAGTGACGGTGATGCTGTTATTAAAAGAAAGTTTGATATTTTTGTTGTAGGTGATGATTATTTTAGAGCTGATAATACCTTCTTATCTGGATTGTTTACTGCTGACGTAACATACTTGCGTAAGCCTATATGGTTAACTCCGAGTTATTTAGGAACATATAGAGCAAATAACTATATTACAATTCCTTTAGAAACCTACGATACTGAAAATATTATCAATACGTTAGAAACATTAAACCCAGATAACTCAACAAGCACGTTACCTCCAGGGATGTTGTTTGACGTTAACACATCAGAAATATACGGCGCTGTTCCATACCAACCAGCTATCACAACTACATATAAATTTACAATAACATCAACTCGTTTTAGTGATAAGCTCGAAACTGCTTCTTCAAGTAGAACATTTACTATTAATGTTATTGGAGAAATTGACAGTGTTATTAATTGGGATACTGCTGCTGATTTAGGAAAAATCAATGCAAACTTTGTTTCTACATTAAGTGTAAAAGCAACTAGCTCAATTACAGATTCAACAATATTATATTCATTAATAGACGGTGCATTACCTCCCGGCTTAACACTAGATTTAGACGGTGAGATTGTAGGTAAAGTTAACCAATTTGGTGATTTTACTGAAGGATCATTTTTAAGTTTCTTAGATGCAGAACATGCTACTTCCGGATACACTGTAATAGTAGATGGCGGCGATGCATTTTCTATTAACCTTACACCCTTAGATGGGAATCCTAATCCTGGAACTTCTAGCCCGGGACTTACTAGATTTTACGATCTTGTAAATGGTCAGCCTGTGTTTACTACATTCGACGGTGGTAGCACAACTGTTGATAGAGTTTATACATTTACTATTCAAGCAAGAGATCAGTTTGGAATTAGTGCAACTACTAGAAAGTTTACACTAACAGTATTAACACCAAATACTATCTTGTATAGTAATATCCGTGTTAAACCGTTCCTTAAAAATACAATCGATGCTTGGGCAAACGATGGGATTTCACAACGAGATAGATTTAAAGAGTTTATTTACGATACTAACATTTTTACACCAAGCAGCATTTACAGAACAAACGATCCAAACTTTGGATTACACACTGACTTGTCTATGATAATATATGCAGGTATCGAAACAACACAAGCTGCTGCGTATGTAGGCGCAATTGGATTAAATCATAAAAAGAAGAGATTCCAATTTGGTTCTATTAAAACATCTACTGCATATGTACCTGGTACTAAAACAGCAGTATACGAAGTTATCTATTTAGAAATGATTGATCCATTAGAGCCAAACGGAAAAAGATTACCTTCTTCAATTAAAACTTCAAAAATAAAAAACAACACAATTACTGTAGACGGGGATATCTCGTTCTGGAGTAATAACATCAACACTATGCGCATCGATGCGCCAAACGCTAATAGACCAGATCCTATTATAACAGTTGACAGTCAAGGGTACTTTGCTTCAAATCCAAACCCAAATACATACTTCCCTAACAGCGTCACAAACTGGCAAGAACGTATTGACGCAATTGGTCCATCTGAAAGAAATTATCTACCGTTATGGATGCGTAGTATCCAGCCAGGTACTAAGGAAGAGCTTGGATTTAAGTTAGCAGTTCCGTTATGTTATTGCAAAGTTGGAAAATCTGCAGATATTTTACTAAACATCAAACATAGCGGTTTTGATTTTTCCTTAATTGACTACACAGTTGATCGATACATAATTGATTCTGTTGAGGGTACAAATGCTGATAAATATCTAGTGTTTAAAAATGACAGGATTACACTATGACCAGCAATATAAATATTTCTCTTATTGACGAAAATTACCCAGTAGCAGGGCAAGATAATGATAGTCAAGGATTTAGAGATAACTTTAATGAAATTAAATCAAGTCTAGGAACTGCCAAGTCCGAAATTTCTGCATTGCAAACTAACAGTTTACTAAATGCAGATTTAGCAACATCGCTGCATCCTGTAATCAACGATTTAAAAGGAAGTTCTATTAATAATGGATTTTACAATAACTTCCATGGTACATCTAATATTGCTACCGTAAGCGGAACTACAACTATTAATGTAAGTAGCGCAAGTATTCATGTGTTTACATTAACTGGTAATTCTACATTTACATTTAATAACTGGCCTGCAAGTACATATTATGCTCGCGTAAAAGTACATTTAATAAGCGACACTGTAGCCGATCGTACAGCGTCATTATTTTCAGTTGGCGGTGGTATAATGCATTACGACGACAACTTCCCAGCACCGTTAACTGCAACTGCAGACGGTAAGCATACAATTATCGAAGCATGGTCTTATAATCACGGAGCAACTGTATTTGTTAAGTATTTAGGTAGCTTCTAATGCATCCATTAATTAACAACCTCAACGAACTTAAAGATAACGAGTTAGAAAATAAAATTAACGAGTTATCTAAAAAGTACTTTTCTACTCATAACTTTGAGTTACAACAGCAAATTTCAATGGTCATCGATTCGTATCGCGAAGAATTGGCGAAACGCAGACAAGCAGAATACGAAAAAATGATGCAAACACGCAATAAAGATCTTGACAAACTAATTAACGTCAACTAAAATAGTTGAATGAGATTAGACAAATACTCAAATCCAATTTTTAACAATCAGGACTTGTTTGATGCTTTGTACAAAGGCTACAAATTTAATCCTGCTGACATTGTGTTTGTCGAAGAACGAAATGGCGATATTCTCGAACTAGAACGTCAAGCCGAAATTCGTTTATTTGAACCAATTAGCAGTCCTACTCTAACTCCTGCACAAGTAGATGCATCATATCAAGAACAATGGAATATGCCCGAAGAATATAAAAGCATGGACATTGAAAGTTGGCTTGTACAAAATAGCAACAAAGAACACTACCAACGTCTTTTAGAAGAGTTAGAAGAATTTAAGTCCAGAAATATGCTAGATTTGCTACGCTGGCTCAAGTATTTTGTCGATACTTGCGAAAAAGAAGGTGTAGTTTGGGGAGTTGGGCGTGGATCTAGTGTAGCAAGTTATGTATTGTATGTAATTGGTGTACATAGCATAGATCCTATTAAATATAATTTGGACTGGCAGGAATTCCTGAGATAAGTACTAATATAATCCAAGGAGATTAAAATGGGAATGAAAGAACAACAACGACAAGTTTACCGTTCAATGCAAGGTAAAGAAGTTGATATGCATAAAATCGTTATGCAAAACGAAATGACTGTAGCAGTAGGTAACGTTAAAGTTAATGCTCGCGGTGACGAATTAGGGCCAGGTGGTCAAATTATTCGTAAACGCGAGGATGTATTAGCTGCTGCTCAAAATGCAGTACCAGCTCAGAACAGCAGTCGTAAAAATGTCGAAGATATGGATCCAGAAGGCAACGAATGAAAGCACAAGCAAGTAAACTTAGACCAATTCAAAAACATATCTTAGTAAGAGATATGAATTTTGCTGACCAACGAACAGCAAGTGGAATTTATATTCCAAGCGATGACGGTAAATCAGAAGGTGTTAAACCTAGATGGGCTAAAGTGTTTGCTATAGGTCCGGAGCAAAACGAAGTTAAGGTTGGCGAATGGATCTTAGTTGAACACGGTCGCTGGACAAGAGGTGTCGAAGTAGAAGAAGACGACGGCACTAAGTTTACAATCTGGAGAGTTGATCCAAACGGTATTATGATGTCAGCAGACGAAAGACCGGCAGGTCCAGAGTTTGGACAATACGTTAGTCCGCAGCACGGATCAGTCCATAATCCAGAAGACTTCGTTCGTTATTAATTAACTTTTGAGCATCAGGGCACTTGACATGCCCTGTTCTCTCCTTTACAATATATAAAAGGAGAAATCTATGAGTACATTTGATGACGCATTAGTAGATATTAAAAATGCAAGAGACGCGGTAGACGGTTTAGTAGCAAATCAAAACCCAGACAACGGCGAAATGAAACATCCTGATCCAAAGAAACATCTATATATTAGCCTAGCAAAGAGCTTTATTAGAATTACCGCAGGTGTTTGCCTTGTAGTTGGCTTTCCTGTATGGTGCGGTGTGGGTCTTATTGCTGCAGAAGTGTTAGGAATTGTCGAGGAATTAGTATGAAAGAACTATGGGTAGAAAAATATCGCCCTAAAAATATAGAAGGTTATGTGTTTAGAGATGATCTTCAAAAGCAACAAGTAGAACGCTGGATTAAAGACGGCAGTATTCCTCATTTGTTGTTTAGTGGTTCGGCAGGTGTAGGTAAAACTACAATGGCTAAAATCCTAATTGAACAGTTGGGTGTACAAGACACTGACGTGCTAATTGCTAACGGTTCTAAAGAAGCACGTAAGATCGAATGGGTTGACAAACTTATTAACTTTTGTCAAACTATGCCGTTTGGTGATTTTAAAGTTGTGCTAATTGACGAAGCAGACTACATGAACATCAACTCAGTTCAGCCTGCACTTCGTAACTTAATGGAAGATTACAGTCAAAGCGTTCGATTTATTTTAACTTGTAACTATCCTAATAAGATTATGCCTGCGATTCATAGTCGCTGTCATAGAATTCACATCGAAAAAACTGATGTTAATGAATTTACTGCCCGTGTAGCAACTATTTTAGTTACAGAAGAAATTGATTTTGACTTAGATACGCTAGACACATATGTTAAATCAACATATCCAGATTTGCGTAAGTGTATTAACAATGTTCAAGGGCATATCATCGATGGTAGACTTGTTGCACCTAGTGAAACGGATGCTGCCGAACGTGACTACAAATACGAAATGGCAGAATTGTTTAAAGCTGGTAAGATTAACGAAGCACGTAAACTTGTTTGTACATCAGCTAGTCCAGACGAAATGGAAGATATCTATCGCTGGTTGTATGACAATGTTGATATGTTCGGTGACGATGAAAAACAAAACAAAGCTATTCTTATTATCAAAGCAGGATTAGTAGATAACTCGCTAATTGTTGACCCAGAGATTAACTTAGCTGCAACAATGATTAGGTTGTCAATGCTGTGAAAACAAAATTAAAAGAAGCGTATATGAAAACTGCAGAAACATTTGCAGAACTTTCATATGCACGTAGATTACACGTTGGTGCTATTATTGTAAAAGATGATAGAATTATTTCTATCGGATATAATGGAATGCCAGCTGGATGGGATAACAATTGCGAGGAAGTTATTCAACATTCGGACGACACAACCTCGCTAAAAACTAAACCCGAGGTATTACATGCCGAAACCAACGCAATCGCCAAATTGGCTAAGAGCACTGAATCTGGCAACAATGCTACTATGTTTATTACTCATTCCCCTTGTTTGGATTGTGCCAAACTTATATTTCAATCTGGCATTGGGAGTGTCTTTTATCGTAACGCTTATCGTAGCGAAGATGGAATACAATTCCTCAAACAATCAGGTGTCAAAGTAGAACAATTAGAAAAGGGGCAATAAGCCCCTTTTTTTTAATCACCGTAAATTGCTAAGACCTCCTTTACGGCTTCGTGTCTTTCAATGTCACGGGCATCAAATTGTACTATGTCAATGTGACGCATTCCTTGTTTATCTGCTAGCAGATTGCAGAAATCAACTAAACCATTGTCATTTAGTCTATCTGCTTGGGCCAAGTCACCCGTTACGACCATTTTGCTGTTATCCCCCAATCTAGTTAATAGCATTTTCATTTGGTTAACTGTTGCATTTTGCATTTCATCTGCAACAATGTAAGCGTTTTTAAATGTTCGTCCACGCATATATGCCAGCGGACTAATCTCAATTACTCCTTCTTCTAACATCTTGTTGATGTCTTTCTGCTGATAATACTCTAAGAAAACGTCAAAAATAGGACGAGTCCACGGTGCCATTTTTTCATTTAGCGTACCTGGCAAAAATCCTAAATCTTCGTCTACTGAAACGGCGGGTCTTGTTACTACGATTTTATCCACAATCCCTTCTTGAAATAGCTTAATTCCATACTGAACTGCTAGCATAGTTTTGCCTGTGCCAGCTGGACCGATGGCAAGAACAATGCTTGTTGATTCAGCATATAACTTGCTTAGGTATAATTTCTGGTTGGAATTTCGTGCGCTGATTACCACACGCTGTTTCTTCTGCGGAAGATATGGTTCAAAATCAATTACTTTTACGTCTGATGTGAAGCGTTTTTTCACTCTTTTACTCATCGTAGTTTTGCTCCTACTCTACTAAAAAGTAGGACTTGTAGTGACCGCCCTGATTACTACAGAGGTCCTACATTTTTATTTACTATAAACCCCGAAAAAGTAATCTGATATGTTATGATTTTAAACCAGCTAAATAAGTGTATAGATTTCTGGGAATTATCATGCACGATATTTTAGACGTTATACGCAATATTGACGATTTATATGAGAACAACACTAGCTTGTCCGTACTAAAGGACTTTGAACGTGTACTAGACGAGCTTGACATTTACGTCTACGAAAACTGGGAAGAGGGCGAATTAGCCTACGGACCTAAAGTTGATCGTCACTGGATTACAGCAGGATTCATGTGGGATCAAAAGAAAATGCCTAATCCAGTTGCTGCAAAACGCTTAATGGAATTAGGTTGCAAAGTTAACTATAAAAAGACTCATTTAGTAGAAGCTCGTCCTATTCGCCAATCTAGTGATTTAAGACCAGGCACTAAAAAAGGAAAACTTGATCATAAGCCTATTTGGATTGTTGAAATACAAATGCCAAAGAAAATAGCATTTGACATTTACAAAGGTTACATGGATAAGTTGAAAAACGAATATAAAGAAAATACGGCACCTAAGCAGGGAACCCCTGTTCCAGGAGGAGCACCGGCACCAGCAGCACCAGCAGGGGCAGCACCAGCAGCACCAGCAGGGGCAGCACCAGCAGCAGGAGCGGCACCAGCGCCGGCAGTTTAATATGACACAAATTAACGAAAGTTTACGTGCTGATGATCTAAGACATTTTGTAAAAAATGTTTTTGAAATTGACAGTTACCAAAGCAAAATTGGCGATGACAAAGATATCGTCACATTAAGTTTTACTGTTGATGGAGAAGATCCAGCAACCGACTTAGAGCATTTTATTGAAATGGGTTACGACTTTGTACTTGATGCAGATGTTAGCCCAGGTGAACTAGATGACGGCAAGTATCGTGTATATGTTGAAATAGAACGTTCACGACATGCTGCTAGTCAAATTAGAGAAATACTAAATGGTGTAGAAAAACTAACAGGCGAATCTGATATGAGGTTCCGTTGGTATAAAAGTTTCCGCAGCCAAGCAGCTACTATATCTAATTTAGAATCGTCTATTCCAGCTACACCTAAAGATTACGACACAGCATTAGATCAATATGGTTTAAATAATTTTAGTAATTTCTTTAGTAATAGCTACGCAGACGAATTAAATGTCGTTGGCGAGTCGATTAGTTTTAAAAGAAATCAGGGCGATAATGTAAAGTTCGACATTATCGCTAGCGGACCTAAAGGGTACGTATACGATACAGTTAATGGACCAATCATGTTAGAAAGTAAAGACGTTGCTGAAACGTTATTCCTTACAAAATATATTGGAAACTATAACATCACTAAAGTTGGAAAATCGTTTGTATTTGAAAACAACGGATGGGCTGTTGCATTGGAGAGAAAATAATGGCAAACGGATTTGATTTTGATTTTACATTTGAAAAGTTTAAAGCGTGTGTTGGTAACCCACCTAACGCAGAACATTGGTTTGAAGCACTTTGCGAAGTTCTTCCAGATTACGATATTAACACAGTACCACGTGTAGCAGCTTTCTTAGCACAAACAGCACACGAGTCAGGTGGGTATCGTGCTATTAAAGAAAACCTAAACTACAAAGCAGAAAGTCTTTGTAAAGTTTGGCCGCGTTACTTTAACGCAAGCAATGCTGCGCAATATGCTCACAATCAAGAAGCTATTGCTAACCGTGCTTACGCAAATCGTATGGGCAATGGTCCAGAAGAAAGTGGCGATGGTTGGAAGTTCTGCGGAAGAGGATTGATCCAATTGACAGGTAAAGACAACTATTCACGCTACGCACAAAGTTTAGAAATTAGCCTAGACGAAGCAAGCGAACACTTAACAACATTTGAAGGTTGCGTACAATCAGCAGCTTGGTTTTGGGAAAATAATAACTTAAACCAATTTGCAGATAGTGGCGACATTTTAACAATGACTAAACGTATCAACGGTGGTACATTAGGTCTTGAAGATCGTAAAAAACATTACGATCATGCATTGCACGTATTAGGAGCATAACGTGGGTCAACTATCGTGGATGATTAGTTTAATTCCAGACGCTGTCTTGAATCTCATTTATTGGGTAATCATCCTTGCAGGTGTATCAGGTATACTTGCTAGTTGGCTAGCACGTTGGGTTCCTTTTTACGGAAACTACGCTAAAATTCTTAAACCAGTAGGTATTGTATTAGTAGTATTAGGTGTTTACCTAAAGGGCGGCTACGATACTGAAATGGCTTGGAGAGCTAAAGTTGATGAAGCAAAGTCTAAAGTTGCAGAAGCAGAAAAGGCTAGCGAAGACTTAAACAAGAAGCTCGAAGAAGAAAAGAAGAAAAAACAAAAAGTGCGTGTTGAATACTATGCAACAGTTAAGACACGTATTAAAGAAGTTGAAAAGCAAATCAATGCAGAATGTAAACTAGATCCTACAGTAAATGAACTAGTTAACAAAGCTGCTAAAAATCCGGAGGCTAAACAATGAAAAAATTAGCACTCTTAATTTTAGCAGTAACATTAGTAGGTTGCTCAACAGCACCAATCGTTCCTAAATGGCCTGCTGTGCCAGACGATTTAAAACAGGCTTGTCCTGATTTAAGTACTGTTGATCCGTTAAACGACAAACTAAGTGTTGTTGTTGAATCAGTTGCAGACAATTATAAACAATATTATGATTGTAAAGCAAAGGTAAATGATTGGATTGAATGGTACCAAGGACAGCAAAAAATTTGGGAAAAACTTAAATAATACTAGCATTTAAAAGGAGCGAAATAAATGGCATTAGTAGATTCAATATTAAACTTAGTTAACAAACAACCAAAAGACCCAAGTGCTCCAAAGGCACCTGCAGGTTCACGTAGCGAAAGAGAAGCACAAATTAAAGATAAAGCCGGTATGGTTATTTCTGTGTTTGCATTATTCTTAGCTGTTAACAGTTGGTATGGTGGTAAATTATCTAGCACAGTATTAAACAATACTTTAGGTGCTAACAATGCTTGGGCACAATATCAAGCAAAAAATGGTCGCGGTGTAAGTTACGAAATTGCTAGTTTAACAACTAGCGACAAAGCACTTAAAGAAAAGTTCGCGGCTGAAAAAGAACGCATGGATGCTGACAAGAAAGAAATTGCTGAAAAAGCAAGAGCTATGGAAGCAGCCCGCGAAGAAGCAAAGAAACAAAGTCCATGGATTGGTTATGCATCAACAGCATATCAACTAGCGATTGTTATTCTATCAGCAAGTATCCTTGCAGTTAGTATGCCAATGTTCTGGAGTAGTTTCGTTGTAGCAGGGTTAGGATTACTGTTATCAGCTAACGGTCTATTCCTATTTTGGTAAATTAATTTAAAAACAGGAGCGAATCAAAATGAGCGAAGAAACAGCAAAGAAAGACGCAGGTTATATTCAGAACCTATGGCGTCCAATGATGGGTTGGATGTACATGTTAATCTGTTTATTAGACATGGCCATTTTCCCAGTACTATGGTCATTACTACAGGCAATGATGCATCAGCCTATTACACAATGGAATCCACTAACACTACAAGGTGCCGGTTTATTCCACATTGCAATGGGTGCAGTATTAGGTATTAGTGCTTTTGGTCGTACACAAGAAAAGTTAGCAGGAACAGCAGCAAATCCAACAACGACACAAACTATTAATACACAAAACATGACAGGAAATGTCGCAGGAGGATTTGGAAGTGGACAAAGCAACACCAGTGGATTTGGTAGCGCACCAACGTTTGGCGCAGCACCGACAGGAGGCTTCGGGGGCAATACGAGCGGATTCGGTTCCGCAGCACCTAGCGCAGGCAGCTTTGGAAGCGCACCTAGTTCAACTCCGTCGTTCGGAGGCTTTGGTGGTTCACCAGCAGCAACTCCAGCGTTAACAGCAAGTGGAAAGAAAATTGTTCCACCACAAGATGACCCAGTTCTATAAGGAAACTAACATGAAAAAACTATTAGCACTTTTAGCATTATGTATCGCTAGCACAGCATTTGCTGGCGGCGAAACAAAAGAAGTTTGTGAAGTTCAAAAAGATAAGAAAGGCAATGTTGTAAAGAACAAAGACGGTTCTGACAAACAAACTTGCAAGAAAATCAAAGTTCACAAGAAAGTAGAAGGCGAAAAAGTACCAGAGCCAGCTAAAAAGAAATAATTTTTAGTACTTGACAGGTCCAATTAAATAGTGTATATTACATTATTATTGGACCTTTTCTTATGACTGATTATTACTCTACATTAGGTGTTAGCCAAAACGCATCACCAGATGAAATTAAAAAAGCCTACAGGAAACTGGCTAATAAACATCACCCCGATAAAGGCGGTGACCAAGCTATGTTTAAGGACATTAGTGTAGCATACGACACACTAAGCGATCCGCAAAAGAAAGCAGAATACGACCAAATGCGCATGGGCGGGCCTCAAGTTCGATTCCATACAGGCGGCGGAGGGTTCAACGACTTTCACGATATTTTCGGAGGCGGTGGCCCGTTTGGTGGTAATCCGTTTGGTGATATGTTTGGACGTAGGATGCCAAAAAATAGAGATTTAAACATCCAATGCCAAATTAGTTTAGTAGATTCTTACCAAGGAAAACAACTAGAAGCAAATTATACGTTGCCTAGCGGACGACCACAAACAGTAGTCATTAATGTTCCGCCGGGTGTTAGCCACGGTGAAACTATTAGATATAACGGGCTCGGCGACGATAGCATTCCTCATTTACCACGAGGTAATTTAAATGTTACTATTGTTGTTATGCCAGACCCGTTATTTTCAAGAAACGGTGATGACTTATATACAACAATTTACATTAGTCCAATTGAAGCAATGATTGGTTGCAGAAAGAAGATTAAGTTTATTACAGGATCCGAAAAAGAAATTGAAATCAGACCCGGTGTAGAAACAGGTGTCGAATTTGCAAGTCATGGACACGGGTTTGACAATCCTCATACAGGTGGCAAGGGACGATTTGTTACAGTTTTGCAAATAAGAACACCTGCAATCACAGATCCAAAACTTGTTCAACAACTTAAAGACATACACGATGCAATTAGTAAGGGATCCTGATCCAATATTAAAACAAACAGCAGTAGATTGGGATTTTTCTACTGACACTGATGCAGAGTCAACTGAATCAGAGATGATTCAAATTATGAGCACGTTTCGCGGACGGGGTCTAGCTGCTAATCAGGTAGGATTACTTAAACGTGTCCTAGTTATACAGCTAGATCATCATCCAGATAAACTCGAACCGTTTGCAATGTTTAATCCAACAATTTTAAATTGCGGGTCTAATATTGCAGACGGAGAAGAAGGGTGTTTAAGTTTTCCAAATCTTTGGTTAAAAGTAAAACGTGCCCAAAATGTCACAGTCGAATACTTTGACAAATCCGCAAATAAGTGTATAATAGAACTATCTGGAATAGATGCTAGATGTTTCTTGCATGAATTAGATCATTTGAACGGTATAGTCTTTACAGATCATGTTAGTCAAATGAAGTTAATGTTAGCCCGTAAAAAACAAAGGAAAAAATAATGGTAGAACCGAGCGATAACCTGCAAGCAGTATTTGAAAAAGCAATTGATACTGCTAAAAAACTACACCACGAATACCTAACTATCGAACATTTGTTGTTTGCTATGTTAAATGAAGAAGCATTTGCTAATGTTATCCAAGGTTACGGCGCAAATCCAGCAGATCTTAAACAAAATTTAGCTACCTATTTGCAAAATAAATGTGCAGAAATTACTGTACCAGACGTTGTAGTTAAACCTAAAAAGACACAAAGCGTTGAACGCATTCTTAATCGTGCGTTTACACAAGTATTGTTTAACGGTCGTCAACGTATCGAGCCAACAGATGTGTTTCTTGCTATGATGACTGAAAAGCGTAGCTGGGCATTCTATTACATTAGCCAAGCAAACATCGATAAAGACAAGTTTGCTGACTATCTTAACAATAATATTGAGCAAGAAGACGCCGAAGAAGAAAACCCAGGCGGTAGTAACAAAGCACTATCTGCATTTACAACTAACCTTAATGATGCTGTTAAGAAAAACAAAATTGACCCCGTTATTGGTCGTGTAGACGAATTAGAAAACATTGCACTTGCAATGGGTCGTCGAAGCAAAAATAACGTTATCCTTGTTGGTGATCCGGGTGTAGGTAAAACTGCCATAGCAGAAGGCCTTGCCTACAATATTGTTAAAGGTGCAGTCCCGGATTTCCTTAAGGATTATACAGTTTATAACTTAGACATTAGTGCTATGCTTGCTGGTAGTAAGTATCGCGGAGATTTTGAAGAACGATTTAAACAAGTTCTTAAAGGCCTAGCAAAGAAAGGCAAAACTGTATTGTTTATTGACGAAGCACACATGATTAGCGGTGCTGGTTCAGCAAGCAATTCGGCAAACGACCTTGCTAACATGATGAAACCTGCTCTAAGCAAAGGAAACATTAAAGTAATCGCATCGACTACTTGGGAAGAATACCGCAAGCACTTCGAAAAGGATCGTGCATTAATGCGCCGCTTCCAACGCATCACTGTTGACGAGCCGACACAAGAAATGACTCTTCAGATTCTTAAGGGACTTAAGAAATATTATGAAGGTCATCACAATGTTAAAATTAAAGATGATGCACTACAAGCATCTATTAAGTTGTCAGTTAAGTATCAAGCAGATAAAAAACTACCCGATAAGGCAATTGACTTAATTGACTTAGCTTGCTCACGCTTTAATTTAAAACTTGCAGATGATCGCGTTGTTACTGAGAACGAAATTCAATTTGAACTTAGTAAAATGATTAACATCCCTGAAGAAGTTGTTGCAGAAACTGAAAGTCAAAACCTTTCATTACTCCAAGAAAAACTTCAAGGCGAAGTTTACGGTCAAGATCTTGCAGTCCAAGAAGTTGTTGACAAGATTATGGTTGCACAAGCTGGTCTTAAAGCTGAAAACAAACCAATTGGTTCATTTGTGTTTATGGGTCCAACAGGTTGTGGTAAAACGGAAACTGCTAAAGCACTTGCTAAGAACTTGGGTGTTAAGTTGTTGCGTTTTGATATGTCAGAGTATCAAGAAAAACACAGTATCAGTAAGTTGATTGGTAGCCCTCCAGGTTATGTTGGCTTTGAAGAAAACGCTGGTCTGTTGATTACACAAATTCAAGAGAACCCAAATGCTGTTCTGTTGTTCGACGAAGTCGAAAAGTCACATCCAGATGTGTCAACTGTGTTGCTACAGATGATGGACAATGGTTTTATTACTGGATCAAATGGTAAGAAAGCAGACTGTCGTCAACTTATCCTTATTCTTACTACTAACGCCGGCGCACAAGCTGCTGAAAAGAATCAAATCGGCTTTGGTACACAAGAAAAAGAATACAGCGACAAAGAACTTAACAAATTCTTTACACCAGAATTCCGTAACCGCTTAGATGGTATTATTACTTTCAACAAGCTAGGCAAAGAGACAATGGTTAAAGTTGTTAACAAGTTCTTAGACGAAGTGCGTGAACAAGTTAAAGACAAAGGCATTAAGATTAAAGCAGATAAAGACGCTGTTAATTGGTTAATTGACAAAGGATTTGATGCTAAGATGGGTGCTCGTCCACTACAACGTGTTATTGACAAGGAAATTAAACGTGACCTTGCTAAGATGATGTTGTTTGGTGATTTAAAGAATGGTGGTTGGTTAACTATTACTGTTGACGAAGATAAGATTAAACTTATTTCAAAACCAAAGGCTCCTAAAGTGCCGCTTCTATCGATTGATCCGTTAAATGATACAGTACAAGACAACCAATCGATTATTTAACAACAAGTATCAATACAAAGTTGTCCTGACTGTCCCCGGTGCTAGCATGTTTAGAAGCGGGGACATGACGGTCACTTTTAAACTACTTAACGAAATTAATCTTTCAAACCCAAATACTACGTCGTTTTATCGTTCAAGGATTACATCCCCTGCCGATTTAAATTACGGATATGCTTTACAAGCTGCTCTTTCTAAAATGGAAGATATTCATTTAAGAGTAGAAAATCCTTGGATTAGTGTCTACACAAATTCAAAAAAAGATGTCACAAAACTTGAAAAAATAGACCCAGATCGTGTAAAATATGTATGTTGTCCACCAGCGGCAACAGCATTAGAAAGTGGAACTATTATATTGCCCAAAGTTAATTTCGAGTTTAAAGTAACACTTGGCAAGACAAATAGTGAAAATTCTGCGTTTATCGAATGGGCTGAAACTAATCCAAAGGTTAAACTAACAAAAAGCTGTAAGAGCTCGTTAACAAAGGATTTTAGCTGGGGTGGTTCGTATTTTTACATAACTGGAGAGAAGAACTTGTTAGTTGCAAAGATGCATTTGGGCGGTTCTATTAACAAGATAGAGCGCATACTCAAAGCATAAGTGCAAGATAAATACATAATAATTTTAAAACGGATAAAACTATGCGTATTCAAGATCTTTTAGAAGGCCAAAACTTTGATGACCTAAAATGGGTTGAAATTAAAGGCGACAAACGTGAGCCAAACTTTGACGTGGCCGATGATTTGATGTTCTTTATGAACAACGATGACGACACTTATCGTAGACATACATATCCTAGCATTGTAAAATGTATTAATTTTAGAGAATCAAAAAAGAAAACCAGCCCAGATATTTTTAAAGCGGCTGTAGAAGAAAGTTACAAAAACTATCTTAAAAAATTCCCGCTTCGTGAATTACCGTCTAGCATTGATGAAAAACTTTGCAAGGAAACTTGCGACAAGTTACACGAAGAAGTTACTCAACACATAACCGATGGCAAATACAAGGGCTAAAAGTGCTATTAAGAGAACTGTTTCTTACAGAGAGTGCAGTCAAGGTACCTAAGAAATTAGGTAGAACTTTTAACCACTTAGAAGATTTAGTTTTCTTTCACGGAAGTCATGGTGCTAAAGAAGCACTGCAACATTTAAAAGAATTTAATACCGACGTCGGTGCAACTAGCATTAGAATGAAGTGGGACGGAAGTCCTCAAGTGTATTGGGGTCGTGAACGTGTTAACGGCCCGTTAATTTTTGCCGGACACAATAACTGGGCACAAGGTATTAAAACATCTAGCTCAAAACAGTTATACGATTTTATTGTAAACAAAAGTGGTAATCCAAAGACAGCAGAAGAATTAGAGTCACGCAAAGCGTTTGCTGAGAGTTTTTCCAGCCTATACTCTACATTTGATGCAGCAACACCAAAAGACTTTGTAGGTTTTGTTTACGGTGACATCTTATTTTCATCACCACAACAATTAGATGAGTCCGGTAACTATTCTTTTAGTCCAAATCCGCATACACAAACTACATATCATGTCAAGCCTTCTAGCACATTAGGCAAGCGTATACAATCTGCAACTGCTATGGTTGTAGGTCATGCGTTCTTTCCAAGATTCGGTATGCTCGACGAGGCGCAAGAACCAATAAAAGATTTTAGTAAGTTTAACAATAATAAACAACTTATTGTTCAAGAACCGATTTACAATCAAAGCAAACTATCTGCTAAGACAGATGGTTTGTTAGAATACATCGATGCTAATGCAGGTAACATTGACACATTCTTAGAAGGTACAACTGGACTAAGTGACATTAAAGATATCATTTACAAGTTTGTAAATCAAACTGCTAAGGCAAATCAACTAGAAAACATTAGTCGTAAAATGTTTTTCGAATGGCTTAAATCTAGTAAAGTAAGCAAACCTAAACAAGAAAAAATTTCTAAACTAGACGAACAATACAGTGCATTAGATCCAATCTTTACACTTGTTAAACGCATTCAAACTACTAAAGATAACTTAATTGAACAAATTGAATCTGCGCACACAGCAGATATTTGGGATACTCACGGTGAAGGGCGTGTACGTTACGCTGACGAGTCTAAACAGTTTGGACACATTAAATTGGTTCCACGCAAACGCTGGACACCAAAAGATCTAACAGAATCTGTAGGCATTTGTTACGGTCGTTGGAATCCTCCACATAAAGGTCATAAAGCTGCTTGGGAAGATGCAAGTAAATGTACACACTGGTATGTTGGCACTAACGAAAATACTCAAGACAAAAAGAATCCCCTACCTTACGATGTAAAAGTAAAATGCATGGAAATGGTTTATCCAAAAATTAACGGGCATATTATTCCGGCTAAACGTGTTTTTGAAATGGCTACAGAAGTTTACAACAAGCACGGTAAGAACGTTAATTTAAAAATTTATACAGACGAAGCGTGGATTTTAAAATTCCTATCTGAATATAACGGTGTAGAATCCGAGCACGGGTATTATTTGTTTAATAGCATCACACAAGTTCCTACACAGCGACTTAGCTCTGCAACTAGCTTAAGAGAAGCAGTTAAATCAGGGGATAGAAAGCAGTTTACAGAAGCTGCTGGCATTTCAGCTGATACAAGCATCAACATTAACGAAAAAAACGTTAAATTCTTCGATCTCGTAGCCAAATATCTAAAAGCATAATCCTCAAAGTACAATAAATACTTAATGAGGCAATATAAGATTACCACGGCTGATATAAATCAAGATAATAACGAAGATTGTTATCTTGCGCCAGAAGATCCTATACATGAGATAAAAGCACTAGCTGGGCTAGGCGGTTTAGGTGGGCAAGCTCGATTACACGAGTATAAAGCAAGCCAGGGTAGTAATATAAGTGTCACTGGAAATAATAAGGGCGAATTAATGAAGCAACACAACATTAAGCCCGGAACTCCAGAATGGTTTAAATTGTGGTTTAGTTTGCCATATATGACTGGTGAAAAACCAGTAGGAAAATGAGATGAAAATTAGAGATATTATTTCTGAAGCTTCTGATAAAGTTACGCCTCTTAAGAAACATCAAGATCGTGTAGGTAAAGGTGTTACTAGAAGCAGAGACGTAGGTGGGTACGATCGTGTATACCATTTAAATCGTATCGGAATGGCTATGGCGATGGCTGATGGCGAGAACACTAAAGCTGTTGACAGTCCTGCAGAAACTTGGTTTGAAAAATACAATACATATCATCCTCTAACTAAAGAAGAGGACAACATGATTAAGCAAGCACACAAAACTGTACCGTCAAATGAAAAAGTTGTTAGTTCTTATGGTAAAAGTAAAGAACCTACCGGTACAAATACTACTAGCCCAGTAGCTAAACCTAAAAAGAACAAGTACGGGGTTTAATATGAAAATTAGAGATATTATCGAATCTGCAACTGCTGGAGCAACTAGCGCAGCAAACGTAGGAACAGTTGTTAGCCCGCAGCTAGCAATTGGTAAAAAGAACATCGGAAAAAAAAGCTACACAGGAAGTCCTGGTAAATCAGGAACAAAGGCGCCTAATGTACCTAAAGTTGTACAGCCTAAAACATCAGCAGGAACTGCCGTAAATGCACTAGATATGAAGGGTGCAAACTTATTCGGCGGCGGTGCTGTAAAACGATAAATACATATAGATTACGGAGTTATTACTATGCCAAAACAACTTAACGAATTTGCGCCAGATCAACCAGAATTAGGACAAGCAGCTCCTGTTCAAGACGGTGGTCACGATCATGAAGGTGCAATGGCTAAGGCTGATTTATACAAACTATCAAACTATTCTTTAAAGCTATTCAAGCAAATTAATGATGATCAACAATTAGAAGCTTGGGTACAAGCTAAGATCACTAAAGCTGCTGATTACATTGCTAGCGTTTATCACTATTTAGAATACGAAATGAAGTTTAGCGAATACGGTTCTAAATTAGAAAACAGTGATGTTTACAGCGAAAGCGAAAAGAAAGAGCTTTTAAATAAACTTCAAGAAGCTAAACAAATGCTTAGAGCGTTGAAGCTTCAACAAGTTGACAGACTTGACGAAGGTAAGAAGTCAAAGAAAGCTGACAAAGATTATGACGGTGACGGCAAAGTTGAATCTGGCAAAGATGAATACTTAGGTAGTAAAATCCGTGCTGCTAAGAAAGCTGGCAAGATAGAAGAAGGCGCAGGAGACGAAGCAACTCGTGCCGCTCTTGCAAAATACGAAGCAGAATATAAAACAGCTACAGGTTACGATAAAGTAAACCTAGCAAGAACTATTAGTGCTCTTAGAAAGAAATTAGAAGGTGATACTGCACAACCTGCTCCTGTTGCTGGCACTGTTAACGAAACAATGGGCGGCGAACCATGCCCATGTGAAGCATGTGGCGGTACTGGTCAAGTAATGAGTCCAGCTAAGTCATGGAGCCCAGAAGCTAAGGCCAAGGCTGCTAAGTACAACAAGAAAGCTAAAGCATATGCTGCTGCTGCTAAACGTATCGATGCTAACAAGAATGGCATCCCAGATGACGAAGAAGCTGCTGTAGAAGAAGCACCAAAAAAAAAATCCGTAAGTAAGAAAGAAGAAACCCCTGCAGAAGAAAGCCAGGGGTCTTCAAAACACTCATTTGGTCAAGGTATCTACGAAAATGAAGAAGTAGAAGGTGCTAAAAAAGCAAAAGACCATAACAAAGAACAAGACACTGACATCGATAGTCATGATGACGACATCGAAGAAGGTCGCGACGAAGGCAAACCAGGTAAGAACTTTGCTAAGATTGCTAAGAAAGCAGGCAAGAAATATGGTTCTAAAGAAGCTGGTGAGCGTGTAGCAGGTGCTGTACGTGCTAAGTTAGCCAAGCAAGGCAAACTAGAAGAGGGCGTGTTAGATGCTGTTAGCAATTTTGCTGGCGACATGTTTAACACAGATGCATCTTTAGAACGCCGTAGTCCACAATTACAACAATTATTAGCAATGCGTAAAAAGTATCCAGATGGTACTCCAGAAGCAAGGCAATTAGATGCACGTATCAAACTATTAAAAGATCGTCTTTCAATTGACGGTTCCGAAGTAATGGGCCAAGGTGGTATGCCAAAGCCTGTAGTTGATCCAGCAACATTTAGCAAACAAAATCCTAACTTTAAAGTTGATGAATCTTTAAATGAGTCAGCAGAACTTGCTCGTATGAAAGAATTCTTAACACGTTTAAACGGATAATAGTATGGACATGAAACGAATTTTACAGGCAATGGATGGCGTTGCTACTAAGCCTGTAGAAGGCGGTAGCGACATGTCTAAATTTCTTCGTATTGTTACCGAAGGAGCAGCACCTGTCACTACTCCACAACAAGATCCTAACTTTGCCAAGTATGCTGAATTAATGGCAAAGTACGATATGTTAGCAGCAGAGATGACTCCAGATGCTAGCGGTGTTGCAAAAAATTCAAGCCCAGAATTTGTACAACAAGTTAATGGTTTGAAAGCACAAGCTGATCAGTTAGCCGGTGCAAATGCTCAAGCATGGGAACAAGCTAGAAAAGCAGGAAGTGCTCCACAACAAACACAGCAGCAATTAGCAACGCAGCTATCAGAAGGTGCTAACCCGCACAAGGTTACCCTTCCTGTTCAAATGGCAATGCAACATTATGCAGCACCTGTTGCAAAACCTGCTCCTAAAAAACCTTCATTGCTAAAACAATATTTTGCAGAAGCAGAAGAAGCACATGAACAAGAGAAAGTAAAAAAACAAGAACGCCTTAGAATGTATTCTCAAAAGATTGCAGCTCGAGTTCTTGAATCTTCAAACTACACTCCATTAAAAGATAAAGCTGATTTAGCAGCAAAGCGCAAAGCATTGCAAGACATTCAGTTAGATCCTAACACACATAAAGATGCTGATTTAAAAGCAGAACTTTTTAAAAGACATCTCGAACTAGAAAAAGAAGCTAGACGTAGAGGGTTAGGTGAAGCTAGGCTTGCACCAGATCAACTTGATAAGTTGATGCAATTTAAAAAACAAAATGCAAAACCTGTGCAACCTCAATCTGCATCAGTAGAACCATTATCTGCTGAAAAACAAGCAGAAGTTGATCAGTGGGGTAAAGACCTTGCAGCATCATTAGGTTCAAGAACAACTGCTCCTAGAACACATCGAGTTGCTCCAGTTCAACAAGATGAGCCACAAAAACAACCAGAAGTAGAACGTTCAATTGATATTGAATCGTTGTCGTTACCAGAGTTACAACAACTAATGGCAAAAACTGACGAGTTGATTCGTGTAATGGAAAAGGTTGAAAAATTAACATTACGTGCAGAAAGATTTCCAGGTGGAATTACTCCTGGATTAGAAGCTGACTTAGAACTTAACGTTCCAACTCCGACTACAGTTGCCGAATATGACGAAGCATTAGATATCTGGCATAACAAATTATCAAAACTTGAACAGTTTATACATATGAAAAAAGCTACATGGGCTAAAAAGAAAACCCCAATGTACGAAAATGATCAAGCACAACAACCTGCTAGAGACGAACGTACAATTCAACAAGAAATTAAACTACTTACAAAAGAACTTACAAAAGCTGAATATGCTTTATCTAAGGCCAAGCAAGTTACTAGAGAAATTAAATATGATGATACTGCTAGTAGCATTATAACAAGAATTCGTGCATTAGCACAATCTGGAATTGCGTTAGACGAGGCAGACCTTAAGTATGCCGAAGACGATGTGTTCAATGCAATTAGAGCTTTAGAATCAGCAGTTTACGGCTTAGATGTAATTTTTGAAGATGCTGTTAGAAACACACAAAATAAAATCGACGATCTCGAATCTGAAATTGACGAAATTCAATGGCAGAAAAAATACGGCCGTCAACCAGGAAACTAATTAGGAATTATTATGGATTTAAGATCATTAATTGCAAAAATGGATGCTATCGAGAAAGATCTCAACGAAGCATTTAATATTAAAACAGTTCAGCAACAAGTTGGTCAAATTGCTGATGCAGGTCAACGTCATGCACAATTAGCTACATTAGCACAGCAAAATAACTTACCTGGTTTATATGATCCAGTTGACGGATCTTTTGTAAGTACTAGCGGCAGCACATCTAACACAGCATCACATGAAGTTGATAACTTGTTAGCATCAAAAGGTCTAATGCCACAAAATGCAAATACTTCAACTTTCTTAGGAAAGATGTTTGGTACTAGCGGTGACAAATATGATCAAGGGTTACGTTCACAAAGCAATCAAGTAGTAGCAGACCAAACTAGCGCAGAATTTAAAGCAACTAAATTTAAAGAGTTGCAAGACATTATGAAGGAATTATCTGCTCTTAAGAAAATTGATGCTCCTGCAGCAGCTAAAGATACAGCTAGTGCAGTAGGTCAAACAATAAACAAAGCAGGTACAGCAGCTAAAGATGCAGCAGCAGGTGCAGCGGCTGGTCAATCTGCAACACCTGTACAAAAAGAAAGCGTAAGTTTTGCAAATGAACTTATTGAAAGTTTTGGTTACACAACAGAAGACGAAGTGTTAACTGAATCCGAGGCAACAATTGGACAACAAGCAGCAGTCGGTGCTGGTGCATTTGGTGCAGCTAAAGGCATTGGTAAAATGATGGGTAAAGCTGTTCCAGGATTAGGACTAGCGTTTGGTGCAGCTGATGCTTACAACCGCGCTAAGAAAGGTGATTGGACAGGTGCTGGTATTGCCGGCCTATCAGGTGCATTGAGTTTGATTCCAGGTTTTGGTTGGATTCCAGCAGCAGCATTAGATATGTTTAACTTAGGTCGCGATTTACGTGGCCCAACAGCTAGCTCGCAAGGTGCAATGCAACACCCAGTTCAAAATGGATCTATTGCTAAACTACAATCTGTCATTGGTACAGAACCAGATGGTATTTTTGGTCCTAAGTCACAAGCTGCATTAAAAGTATGGCAGCAAAAGAAAGGTATTACCGTTGACGGTATTCCTGGACCAGAAACATTTAAAGCAGCAGGTATTGCTTTAAGTGAATCATTACTGCCTAAGAGCGGTGCAGATTTAATTAAAGAAACTGCTAATCGTTTAGCAGAAATTGAAAATCCACAACCTTTAATCTTCATCGGCGAAACTGGTAATACATACGCATTAACTCCAGACAATGAAGTTATCGAATTAGACGAAGGTATTTGGTCTGATGCAATTGCAGGTGCTGCAAAATACGGCAACAAGGCATGGGACGCAGTTAAGGGATTTGGGAAGGGTTTAGCAAATCCAAACGTTACACCATTGCCAGATATGAGCAAGGTTGCTAACGTTAAGAACTTTAAATTAAAACCGCCAGGTACTGCATTCAAAGCAGGTCAAGCAATTGCACGTAACCCAGGTAAAACAGCGGCAGCGTTAGGAGCAGCTGGTTTAGCAGGCGGCTATGCAATGGGCAATGACAGTGGCCAAGGTGCTACACCAGATGCAACAGGCGGTGGTAGCGGTGACGGAACTCATCGTCCTGCTAAGCCAGAAGAAAAGCAGCAAGTATGTAGTCCAGAACAAATGGCACTTATTACTAAAGCAAGAGGTGTAATGGGCGAATTATCCGATATGGCTAATCAAGATCCTGCACTAGCACAAGTTCTTCAAACTTACCAATCTCAAATCGATGCATTAAAATGCGGAGATGGAAGCTCTGGTCAAGGTGCTACACCAGCAGCAGGCGGAGCTTCGCCATTGCAAACGTTTTATGACAAGGCGCAAGCAGTCGGTTCAAACTAATACATTTTAACCAAAAGAAATGGCAGATTAATTCTGCCATTTTTCTTTTAAACATTGACCTACACACATAAGTAATATACAATTAAGGCTTATTAAAGGAGAAGTACATGGGCGGACGTTCATATGGTGCAGAAGAAAAGGCAAAACTAGAAAGATTGATCGCAGAAGGTTCTACAGTATTACGCGAAGTAGAAGATTTGCAAGAAGGCTTAAGAGAAACTGTTAAAGCAGTTGCAGAAGAACTACAAGTTAAACCGGCTGTTATTAATAAAGCTATTAAGATTGCACACAAAGGTAACTGGTCAGAGCATAACGAAGACTGGGAAGAAATTGAAGCAATTTTAGATATTACTAAACGTATCTAATAAGTATTACAAATTAAGAGGTTAGCGAGCCTTTAAGTCGCAGTGTAGGTATTTGTCAGCCTAAAAATGACAAGAGGAGAAAAATATACATGTCGTATGTAGACGCATACTTTGATCGCGACAACGATATTATTAAAATCGTTGAACGCAATAAAAAGGGCGAACGTGAATTTAGAGATATTCCCGTTAAGCACACTTTTTATTATAAAGACCCAAGAGGCAAACACCAGAGCATCTACGGTGATGCACTAACTAAGGTTGTTTGCAAAAATACCAAAGACTTTCGCAAAGAATTAGCAATTAATTCTAGTAAGCAAATATTCGAAGGTGACATTAACCCTATATTTGTTACATTAAGCGAACACTATCTTAATCAAGATGCTCCTAAACTAAACGCAGCATTTTTCGATATTGAGGTAGACTTCGATCCAGAACGTGGCTATGCTAGTCCAGACGATGCATTTATGCCAATTACTGCGATTGCTGTCTACCTACAATGGTTAGAAACAATGGTATGTTTAGCTATCCCTCCAAAGACTATGACTATGGAGCAAGCAACTGAAGCAGTTAAGGACTTTCCTAACACAATGCTGTTTGATAACGAAGCAGATATGTTAGCAACGTTCTTAGATTTAATTCAAGAAGCAGATGTGTTGTCAGGTTGGAACAGCGAAGGCTTTGATATTCCGTATACTGTTAACCGTGTGACGAAAGTTCTAAGTAAAGACGACACACGTAAGTTTTGTTTGTTTAATTTATTTCCACGCAGACGAGAATATGAAAAATTTGGTCGTGATGCAGTAACATATGACCTAGTTGGGCGTGTTCACGTGGACTATCTTGAACTATATCGCAAATACACGTATGAAGAACGTCATAGTTATCGTTTAGATGCTATTGCCGAATATGAACTAGGCGAACGTAAAACACAATACGAAGGTACATTGGATCAGTTATACAACAATGACTTTAAAACATTCATTGAATATAACAGACAAGACTGTGCGCTTTTAGATAGACTTGATAAAAAATTAAAGTTCTTAGACCTTGCTAACACACTAGCACACGAAAACACAGTATTAATACAAACTACAATGGGTGCTGTGGCTGTAACTGAACAAGCTATTATTAACGAAGCACATCGTAGAGGTTTTCAAGTTCCTAACAGACCTAAAATGGCAGAACGTGAAAGCAATGAAGGCGCCGCAGGTGCATATGTTGCTTATCCAAAAGAAGGATTACAAGATTGGGTAGGTTCGTTAGATATTAACTCACTATATCCATCAGCAATTCGTGCATTGAATATGGGTCCAGAAACTATTATTGGACAATTACGCCCAATAGCAACCGATGCATATATCGAAAACCAAATTGGTAAAGGTAAATCATTTGCTGCTGCATGGGAGGGGAAGTTCGGTACTGATGAATATGAAGCTGTTATGGCTCAAGAAATTGGTACAGACATCACCATTGACTGGGAGAATGGTGAAAGCGATGTTGTTAGCGCAGCAGAAGTATATCGTTTAATCTTTGAAAGCAATCAACCATGGATGATTAGTGCCAATGGCACAATCTTTACATGGGAGAAAGAAGGTATTATCCCAGGTTTATTAAAGCGTTGGTATGCAGAACGTAAAGAAATGCAAGCCAAGCTAAAGGAGGCTATTAATGCCGGAAATAAAATTGAGGAAGAATACTGGGATAAACGACAATTGGTTAAAAAGATTAACCTTAATTCGCTGTATGGGGCCATTCTTAATCCTGGTTGTCGCTTTTTCGATAAGCGTATCGGCCAATCTACTACCCTTACTGGACGTCAGATTGCAAAGCACATGGCTGGAAAGGTCAATGAAATCATTGCAGGAGAATATAACCACGTGGGTAAAGCAATTATCTACGGAGACACCGACTCCTGTTATTTTTCTGCTTATAAAACGTTAAAGAAAGAAATCGATGCAGGACACATTCCATGGACAAAGGAGAGTGTTGTTGCGTTATATGACCAAATTGGTGAAGAAGTAAACTCAACATTCCCACAGTTTATGCTTGATTACTTCCATTGTCCTAAATCACGCGGTGAAGTTATTAAAGCAGGTCGTGAAGTAGTTGGATCTAAAGCATTGTTTATTACTAAGAAGCGTTATGCAGTATTAGTGTATGATAAAGAAGGCAAGCGTAAAGACAAGGACGGTAAACCAGGCGAAATTAAAGCTATGGGATTAGACCTTAAGCGCAGTGATACACCTGAATTTATTCAAGACTTTTTAAGTGATGTACTTAAAATGGTACTAACTGGTTCTACTGAAGAACAAGTACTAGACTTTATTACAGAGTTTAGAGGCAAGTTTAAGGCTAGACCAGGTTGGGAAAAGGGTTCACCTAAACGTGCTAACAATATTACCGAATACCAAGCAAAGGAAACTAAGCAAGGTAAAGCAAATATGCCAGGTCATGTTCGTGCTAGTATTAACTGGAACACATTAAAGCGTATGTTTGATGACAAATATTCGATGGGCATTACAGACGGTGCTAAGGTTATTGTCTGTAAACTAAAAGCAAACCCATTAGAATACAACTCAGTTGCATACCCAGTAGACGAACTACGTTTACCACAGTGGTTTAAAGATCTTCCTTTTGATCATGCAGAAATGGAGGCCACAATTATCGATAAAAAGTTATCTAACTTAATTGGTGTATTGAACTGGAACATTTCTAGTACAGAAGAGAAGAATACATTTAACAGTTTATTCGAGTTCTAATATGAAAATAATAATTGTAGGGTACGGATTTGTTGGCAAGGCAGTTGCTAATGCCCTTAACACAAAATATAACGTTGTTATTGTTGATCCGCAATATACAACTGCTGAACTACAGCATCATCCGGATGCAGATGGTATTATTATTTGCGTTCCTACGCCTAGTTTAGCCGACGGTAGTTGTGATTCTACTCACATATGTAATGTACTAGATCAGGTTACTAACACTAGCATACCTATTTTAATTAAAAGTACGGTAACACCTGTTGTTACAGAAGCAATTAATGAAATATATTCTAATTTAACTATTACATATAGTCCAGAATTCCTTCGTGCTAAAACAGCTAACAATGATTTTCTTAACCAGAATCATATTATTCTAGGCGGTGTTGACCCAGACGGCTTTTGGCAGGAGGTGTTTACACCAATACTAAAGAACTGCAAATTGTATTTTCATTGCAGTCCAACAGAAGCAGCATTGGTTAAACACGCAACCAACGCATTCTTAGCAACTAAAGTAGCGTTCTTTAACGAACTATTTGATTTATGCAACACTTCAGGCGCAGACTTTGATGTAGTTCGACAACTAATCACACAAGACACACGAATCGGAAACAGTCACACCTTAGTTCCAGGGTTAGATGGACAAAGAGGATTTGGTGGTGCTTGTTTTCCAAAAGACACAGCAGCACTAACACACTATGCAAATAGTACAGGCACTAATTTAAGCATTTTAACTTCGGCAATCAATTATAACAAAACGGTAAGAAATTCTGTTGACAATTGACCACGATCTAAATATAATCAACTATACGGAGAAAACTCATGAAAGATATTTTACAAGACATCGTTACGCATACTCACTCACTAGGCATTATTCCACTAGTTAAAATTACAAGCGATAAAAACACTACAGATATTGAAGCAATGGCAGAAGACCGTTCTGTTATTCTTAATGCAAAGACTAAAACACCAGTAGGAAACTTTAGTGGTGTATTTGGTATGCCTAACTTAAACAAACTTGCTATTCACCTTAACTGCCCTGAATACCAAGACAAGGCAAAAATTTCTGTTTCAACAGCAGAACGCAATGGCGAAACTGTACCGACAGGTTTGCATTTTGAAAACGAATCAGGCGATTTCCAAAACGATTATCGCTTTATGAATACCGAAGTTGTTAACGAAAAGTTAAAGACTGTTAAATTCCGTGGCGCAGAATGGAACATTGAATTTGAACCATCACAAGCAGCTATTCAGCGTTTGAAGTTTCAAGCAAATGCTAACTCAGAAGAAACAGTTTTCCAAGTTAGCACAAACGATGGCGACTTAATTTTTAACTTTGGTGATGCAAGTACACACGCAGGTAGTTTTGTATTCCAAGCAGGTGTTAACGGTAAACTAAAGCAAACATGGTCGTGGCCTGTTACACAAGTTATGAGCATTTTGTCACTAACCGGCGATAAGACTGTTAAGATTGCAGATGCAGGTGCTATGCAAATTACAGTAGATAGTGGAATGGCAGAGTACAATTACATTCTCCCAGCACAAAGCAAATAATGGCAGAGACTCATGCACGTACAGTAGCAAGGATGGTTAGTTACAGATTAACTGCCTTGCTATTAACTGTACCGTTTACATATTACATAACAGGTGATTGGACAAAAGCATTTGAAGGGTCAGTGATATTACATTTAGCACTTACCCTCGACTATTACATCCATGAAAGAATCTGGTTAAAAATTAAATGGGGCAAAATTGAATCGTAACTTAACATCTACACAGAACGATTACGCTGTGTTCTTGCCAGCAACAAGTGGTTTCTATGCCACTTTTATTGGCAAACAACGCTACGGTAATTACGTAGATCCTGCTAGAGTTCCACAATCATGGGCGTGTGGCGTAGAAGGATTAAACTATTTAGAACCAGATGCTGGTGAATTTTATTACAAATGGTGTTTGTATTCTGCAGGTCACGCTAATTTAGATTTAACTAAGGCTGATCAGAACGAAGACATGTTCCGTAATAGAGATCGAAGCACTAGTTGGGTACTTGGCGACTCAGGTGGATTCCAGATCGGTAAAGGTGTTTGGCCAGCTGACTGGAAAGACCCTAATTGTCCACAAGCTCAAAAGAAACGTAGTCAGGTTTTAAGCTGGATGGATGGGCTTATGGACTACGGTATGTGTTTAGATATTCCTGCGTGGGTTGCTCGTAGCCCTGCAGGCAGTGCTGCAACTGGTATTAGCACATACGCAGAAGCAGTACAAGGAACATATATCAATAACGATTACTTTGTTAATAATCGCAATGGCAATTGTAAATTCTTAAACGTTTTACAAGGCGAAAACTTCCCAGACGCCGACGATTGGTATGATCGTATGAAGAAATATTGCGATCCTAAAGTCTATGGAGACCGTGCATTTAACGGTTGGGCTATGGGTGGACAGAATATGTGCGATGTAGAACTAGTTCTTAAAAGACTAGTTGCATTAAGGTTTGATGGTTTACTTGAGAAAGGGCATCAAGATTGGATGCACTTCTTGGGTACATCAAAATTGGAGTGGGCAGTATTGCTCACTGACATTCAACGTGCCGTAAGGAAGTACCATAATGAAAACTTTACCATATCTTTTGACTGCGCCTCACCGTTTCTCGCAACAGCAAACGGACAAATCTACATCCAAACAGAAACAGACCACAAAGGAAAATGGACATACAGAATGGTGCCGTCTGCTGATGACAAAAAATACGCAGCAGACACAAGACTCTTCAAAGACGCAGTAATTCAAGACGGTATCTTTAAGAATTTTGAACCAAGTCCACTTATTGACCAAGTAAGTATTAAAGACATTTGTATATATGGTTCAGGAACACCAAAGCCCGGAGTTCAAAATCCAGATCCATATAATCCAGCAGATTGGATTAAACAACCAGACTTTAATAAACTAGGTAAAGTAAGCGAAAGAACAAGTTGGGATTCATTTAGTTATGCTATTCAAATGGGTCATAACGTGTGGTCGCACATTAATGCTGTACAAGAAGCAAACAGACAATACGACAATGGAAATTACCCATACATGATGTCGGTAGCCGATGCAAACACTAAACAGCATAAGCAATATGATCAAATGTTCTTTAAAGACATTGTTAATGAAATCTTTGCAACTAGTGATAAAGGTAAAGCAGAGGCACTAGTTAAAGAATACCATAAGTATTGGATGGACATTCCAGGTACACGTGGTTACAAAGGCAAGAAAACAGTTAGTGCTAGACCGATGTTTTCCGTTTTGTTTGCAGAAGAAGAGAATAATGTTGTACAATCTGAAGACGGCGAGTTCGACGAAAATGTTGAATCCAAATTAGACCAACTCGAAGATGAAGTAAAACATGACAATGCCTGATGAAAGATACCGAGCAGTGTTGTACGCAGAAGAATTTCTGCGGGCATTGTCTGATCCGAATATTACTAAACGTATTCCAAAAGAAATACGACAACGGGCACGTGGCATTCTTCGCCACTACCCTAGTGTCTGGGATATGGATCGTGCAGCAATAGAGGCTCCTGAAATATTTCAAGAACGTATGGAAGACGTAACTCGAATGTTTAAAAAATACGAACAAGGCAAGAAAAATGAAGCGTGATTACACAACAGGTACAACAGAGGATGTAAACTTCTTTATCGGAAACGAAGTTGAACATACTCCTGCATTTGGTATGCGTACATTATTTGTTACTGGTGTTCAAAACGAACAAGTTATTGAACATATTCTTAGTGACGTTAATGCATTACTTGATACTAGTAAGCACATTAAACATATTTTCTTTGGTGCTAATCATAGCTTTAATCCTACAGGTTACGAAGAACATAAAACGTGGGAAAATATGATTACATATTTTCTTGAAAAAGATTACCTATGCTCGTTAGATATTCCTATGAATCAAGTTGAAGAGTTTAACGATGGCGGATTAAATGAATGGGCAAATTTTATTCCGCAAATAAGAGTGCCAATTCCGTATATTTCCTTATGGAATTATAATACAATGATTAAAATCGATGATAAAGATTTTAAGGCAACTAATCCTGGTGTATGGTCCCACAGTCTACATACGCTAATGGACAGAACTAAGTTTACAGACTGGTTACAATATAAAAACGATGAGATCGTTAAATGATTATTAAACAAGACATCCGTCCTAATAAAATGATTTGGGTTACCTTTCGCAAAGAAGGTATGCACAAATATCCAGCCGCACTTACAGACATATCGCTTTCCACAGGCGATGAATATGATGTAAGTTTCCTTGGTTATCCGCATCGTCACATTTTCCATTTTAAAGTTTGGATTAGTGTTACACACGATGATCGCGATATCGAATTCATCCAGTTTAAACGCTGGTTGGAGAACTTGTACAAAGAAGGTACACTCCAACTAGACTACAAGAGTTGTGAGATGATGTCAGGCGATTTGTATGACGCCATCTCCAATAAGTATCCAGGTCGCGAGATCTGGATTGAGGTCTCCGAAGACGGAGAAAATGGTTCATTTATCAAATACTAATAAGAGGCTATTATGGCTAAAAACTATAACGACATCGTTTACTCAGAAACTAAAAACGGTAAAGAGGCTGCAGAAATCTTTGATGCACTAGACAACTATCTAGATTACTGCCGATTTGAACTATTAGAGTTCGACCCTGCACACTACAGTATCAGGGGCAACCATCATCCACAATACCGTGGATACTTAAACAGTAAGCGACCACGTAAGCCGTATCAAGGCAACAAACCTCGCTTTAACAATAACAGACGCTATGAGCAGAATTTTTCTCGTTGATTTAGAAGCAGTCGAGACTAGGTACACGGGACAATGGAAGTCTCATGTACCTGAACTCTTACGAAAGGCAGGACATCATGTTCAAATTATCAGTGGCCCTTCGGATATTCCTAGTGCTACCACTCCAGGCGCTTTTCTCAATTTTGGTGGGACTAACATATATAAAGCTAGTCAAGTTGAGCAGATGGGCCGTTTATTTTGTAACGGATCCGTTCATCCCGGCGATCACTTTATCTTTACTGATGCTTGGCACCCTGGTATCATCAACTTAAAGTATATGAGTGAGTTGTTACAAATTCCTGTAACTATTCACGCACTATGGCACGCCGGTAGTTATGATCCACAAGATTTTTTAGGAAGACTTATTGGTCCTGCAAAATGGGTTAGACGTGCAGAACAAAGTTTCTTCCACGCAATTGATCACAACTATTTTGCAACAGAATTCCATATTGATATGTTTAAAGAAAACTTACTAGGTAACTCTAGTAAAGATTATTTAACAGATGGAAAAATTGTTCGAACAGGGTGGCCAATGGAATATATGCAGGACGCATTATTAGAATATAAGGGTATGGAAAAACGTAACCTTGTATTGTTCCCACATCGCATCGCACCAGAGAAACAAGTTGAAATTTTTAGGGATCTTAAAGAGCAACTACCTAAATATGATTTCATCGTGTGCCAGGATCAACATCTAACAAAAAATGAATATCATAACTTGTTAGGCGAAGCAAAATTGGTGTTTAGTGCAAACTTGCAAGAAACATTAGGTATTAGTTGGTACGAAGGCGCAGTAGTAGATGCCATACCAATGGTTCCAAATCGTTTAAGCTACAGCGAAATGGCAATGGATGAATTTAAGTATCCAAGCAATTGGACTGATAGTTGGGATCATTATGTAGCCAACAGAAAAGAAGTCTGCGATAAAATCGTAGAGTACATGGAAGATTACAATAAGTACCTTCCACTTGTACATAAACAAATGGAGGTCTTACGTGACAACTTCTTCAGCGCAAGAGGATTACTCAATAACATTAAGTGATGAACAGATAGCTGCGTTAAACAGTATTTCTGCTCAAGACACTATTACTATATCATCCGGTAGTAGTAGTTGTTATACAAATCCTTGTTATACATATTCTATAGGTTCGGGTGCATCAACTATATCATTTAGTAATATTACATCTACAACATCGGCATCAAATTACTGCATACCTAATATTAACATTAGTAATATTAGTATTTGGGGTAATAGCGAATTTGTTGACTGCTTTCCTGCATGGTCTAGAATTGAAAAGATGTGCGAAGAATATCCTGGGCTCAAAATTGCTTTTGAAAAATTTAAAAACACATACAATTTAGTAAAAGATGATTTTGACACGCCGCCGGAAAGAAGGATTAAACCGTAATGGCTGTTTCTATACCAGTAACTAATTTAGCTTATCCAACAACTACTGGATCTTTGTTAACATCTACATCAAACGGGGTTTCGTGGGCTGCTCCAACTACTAACTTCACTAGTAGTAATCATAAAACTATTATGTCTATTCCACACGGCGAAGATAAGATAGTATTAGAAGAAAAAGCTGCACTTGAAGTAAAAGGTAAAGTTATAATGAATGGTGTAGACTTAGAAGAACGGCTATCTACAATCGAATCAGTCTTGCAAATTCCAACAAGAGATGTTACAATGGAACATAAGCATCCGAAGCTTGCAGATTTATACAAACAGTATATGCACGAATTGGAAAAGTACCGTACATGGGATCGTATTAAAGGAGATAAAGATGGAACTGCATGAATCAATTGCACACACTAAAAAAGAATTAACTATTAAAGAAAGCGAAGGCTTCCGCTTGCGTATGGAAAAGTGGGAATCAATTAGTCCCAAAGGGCTGTTTGCTGTTGATTTAATTCAAGAAAGTCTTGATGAAGACGGTAACGTTCGTTACTCTAGTACATACAACTTTAATATGACGCAGGAAGAATTGCAATCACTTGCAAATACATTAGTATCATGAAAAAAGTATATTACAACTGGAGACAAGTTGAAGGAGCAGTATTAGATATTGCTCGCCAAATGTCGGCACAGGATTGGAAACCTGACTACATTGTAGGTATTACCCGAGGTGGACTGATTCCAGCTAATTTACTAAGTCAATATACTGGTATTAAGATGCACACACTTAATGTTAGTCTTCGAGACAACGATAACACAGAAAGTAATCTTTGGATGGCCGAAGATGCATTAGGTGTTGTTCCGTCTGAGTTAAGTGCCCATTACGGCGGGCATAAACACGTAGAAAAACTTAAAAAGAAAATCCTTATTGTAGACGATATTAATGATACAGGTGCTACAATTAATTGGATTAAGAAAGATTGGCCTGCAGGATGTTTTCCTGATTCAGATGAATGGAAATACATTTGGGGTGATAACGTGCGCTTTGCTGTATTGACACATAACTATGGCAGCGAATTTAAAGATCCAGATTTTTCTGTATGGAACGTTGATAAGAGAGCAGAAGATTGCTGGTTAGTTTTTCCATGGGAGGATTTTTGGTTATGATTAATGCATTTTTAAAACTTATTTTAGGTATTAGCCTTTTAGTTTTTGTTATTGTAGTTGGGCCACTTGCAGGTATTTGGTCTCTTAATACGCTATTTCCAGTATTAGCGATTCCGTATACATGGGAAACTTGGCTTGCGTTCTTATTAATCTTTGGCGGTGCAACTGGAATAAGGGTTAGCAGAAGATGAGTTTAACTGTTGCTGAACTCGAAGAAAAGATTGCTAAGGCTAAAAAGGACATCGAACAAGCTAGAATAGCTGCCGACAGTCCTCGCAAAGTTGAAGTATTAAATGAATATATCGAGATGTTAGAAGAAGATCTATTCAATGCAAAACAAAGCAATAAAAAAACATAAAGCATTCGGTGGAGAATTCTTGAAAGCAGATCAAAGTAAAGTTATCCGTATTCCTTGGGAAACCCAAAAAGAATATTGGTGGAATGAACTTTGTGCAGACGTAATGGAAGTATTTGGTCTGCCTGGAGATCGGTATACAAGTCATCCTACACCTGACTATATGGATTTTCATTTTAAATCAGACAAGGATGTAGAATTATGCAAGATTCTTTTATCAGACAAAATTTAGATGTATTCCTAGTAATTATTTTAGCTGCGGTTGCGTTTTCTTTTTTAACTTGGTATCAATGGACACATCCAAAAGTAGAAGTTAGGTATGATTGTTCAATTGCAGAAATTAGTCCAGATTATCCAATCGAAGTTAAAGAAGGGTGTCGTAAACTTCGAGCAAAATATTTTCAAGAAGAGTTGAAAAAACCTAAATAAAAGCGTATACTTTTAGTATATGCATGGCAATCCACTGCCTAAACATCGGAGAATTATAATAAATGTCAGACAAAAATTTAGCACAAGTAATTAGAGAACAAATGAAGTCCCAAGGCAAACGCTTCTGGGCAGGTGACAACATTAGTGACTTTGTTGACGAAGAACAAAAAGAAGTTTTAATCAACGAAGCAACACAAGCATTTGAACAAGTATTAGATGCTCTTCTTATTGATCGAGAAAACGATCCTAACTCGCACGGTACAGCGAGACGTTTAGCAAAAATGTACTTTAATGAAATTATGGCAGGAAGATATGACCCAGCACCAGACGCTACAGCGTTCCCAAATGATTCACAGGACCGTTATGAAGGTATGCTTGTTGTTCGCTCTGAGCTTCGGAGTATGTGCAGCCATCATCATCAACCTGTTTCCGGCGTTGCTTATATTGGTATTATTGCTGCTCAGAAACTCATCGGGCTCAGCAAGTACACACGCATCGCACAGTGGTGTGCAAGACGAGGTACTCTCCAGGAGGAACTTTGTAATGATATTGCCCGCGAGATCCAAAAAGCAACAGGCGCAACAGACTTAGGAGTTTACATTCAAGCAGTACATGGATGCTGTGAGAATCGTGGTATTATGGCACACAGTTCATTAACACAAACTACTGTGTTAAAAGGTGCCTTTAAAGATGATGCTGGTACAAAGAAAGAATTCTTTGACAACATCAAAATGCAGCAGGAGTACGCATCAAAATGAACTCAGTAGACATGGCTAACGATTTAATTAATCGTGCTAAAAATTTAAAAGAGTTTGAAGTAGAACGTGAAATCAGCGATAATGGAATTTTCTTTGATGGGGAAGTTCCATTTGCCATTCGTGCTAATCACGATAAAGCATGGTTCAAAGTATATGCTACTTCGATGGAAGAAGCAGAGGCACAAGTCGATGCCTGGCTAGGATGGCGAATTTAATGAAAGCAGAAAACCCAGCAGAAGGCATTTTAAAACGAGGTGACTTCGGTGATAGTAAATGGTACCAAGTAGTCTGTAGTTGCGGACAAGAATATCACGATCATAACTTCGAAGTAGAAGCAAACGAAACAGGTATTGATGTCAATGTCCACATAACAGTTAAAAGCGATTACTGGGGTGAAATTGTAGAAAAACATTACGATATCGATAGCCCATACTTACAAGAAGTTGACTGGTTCTGGAAAGATGTAGTTAATGGTATTTGGAATCGTTTAAAAGTAACTTGGGAAGTGTGGACTACTGGTGCAGTTACTTGTCAAACTACTATTAACATGTCTGAACAACAAGCTATTAACTACGCAAAGACTTTAGAAAATGCTGTGCAAGATGTTAAGGATTTTAAAGACGAACGTAGATGGAAACAAAACTTAGTAAATCGTGTTGCTAAAAAATTAGCAGAGGAAAATGATTGCATATGAGTCGCACATTGTTTATTGGTGATAGCCACACTTGTGGATACGTTAGTATTCCTGGAAAAATAGGTCCAGGCAGTTATACGTTTTGGAATGACAATAATTATTGCGACATTTACAGCGAAGAAAATAATCAACCAATTGCAATTTATTCAGTTGCAGGTGTAAACAATCGTGTATACACTGATTGGCTAAAAACAATGTTTGAAAAGCACTCGGACATTGACACTGTGTTTTTGTGCCTTGCTAGTTTAAATAGATTTCAATTAGCATTCGATGCAGAAATGCCAGATGATCCAATTGCTGTTGATCATTTTACATTTGAATGCATCGAGTCAACTGAGCAAAATCGAAAATATGTTGATCGCGACATTCATGCTGATCAAGTACAGTTATTTCAAAAACCATTTTATACTGACTATACTAGTTTTCCAGGATTTGAATTAACTCCTAAAGATGGGCTAATTAGTCCTAACTTAAGAAAACATTCTTATATGCAGGTTAAGTTATTTTGTGAAATGAATACATTTTTAGAAAAAAGAGATTTTTTAAATTCTGTATATACTTGGGATAACATTTGTACCGACCACAACGCTAAATTGTATTTGTTTAACTTTACAGAAAGACTTAAATTTCCATCAAACTTTGAGTATTATGGAAAATTAAAATCTACTAAAATTTCTTCAAAGACTGTTGAAAAATATTTTGCTGACAAGATGATCGATCATTCTAAATATTTGTTAAGCGACAACGAGCATTACAACAGAGAATATCATAAACTAGTTGCAACACAGTTTTTACCGTGGCTTAAGAATTCATGAAAATATTAATTGCAGGTGATAGTTTTGCTGCAAACTGGCCTAATAAAATAGGTTGGGTAGATTTACTTGCAAAACAACATCAAGTAACTAATGTAGCTCAAGCAGGTATTAGTGAATACAAAATTTTAAAGCAAATTGAAAATGCAGATTTATCTACATTTGATTTAGTTATAGTTAGTCATACAAGTCCTAGCAGAATCCATGTAAAAGAACATCCTTTACATAAAACAGGATTTCACAAAGACTGTGATTTAATCTACACTGATCTTAAAGGAAGAAAATCCTTATTCAACAAAAAACTTAATGTTGCAATCGGTTGGTTTGAAAACTTTTATGATGAAGATTACCAAATTGATATTTACAAATTAATTAGAGAAAAAATTAATAGCAAAATATCAATTCCGTATATTAGCTTATCACATATACCAATTGTAAATGAGTTAGCAATCGAAACTAATCATATAGATTTTTCCGATCTTTGGGTCCACGAACGTGGTGACTCAAATCACTATACAATGACAGGAAATCTTGTTATACTACAGACTGTCATTAATGAAATAAATTTATTAGGCAAAGAAAATGAGTAAATTAAAAATCGCAGAATTATTTTATAGTATCCAAGGTGAAGGACGTTACATGGGTGTACCGTCCGTATTCTTACGTACATTTGGTTGTAACTTTAAGTGTGCTGGCTTTGGTATGCCTAAAGGAGAACTAA